TAAATAATAATATGCCTTATAAACGTGTTGGTAAATGTGTGTATCGTAAAGATACCGGTAAAAAGGTAGGCTGTTCAAAATCAACAGAGAAAGCTAAAAAATATCTTACTACACTTCGTATAAAAGCAGCTGAAGAAGATGAAGAGACATTTGCAAAAATATACGAGCAATTAATACAAGAATATGGCGATTAAACTAAACATAATAAAACCAACAAAACAAGTAGAAGCAGCTTTAAATGCTGGTTACTTGTATAAAGATATTGGCTTTGATTTAGTTACTAATTATACAAATAACCCTGAATTATTTAAAGAGCAAGAGGTTACCGATTTAAAGCCAATATATGATGCAAATGCTGTAATAACTTCTATTAAAAACATCTTAACTACATCACCCGGTGAAAAGTTACTAAATCCAAATTTTGGACTAGATTTAAGAGATTATCTATTTGAACCTATAACCGAAACCCGTGCATTCTTCCTAGGTACGGATTTATATAACGGGCTAGTAGATCAAGAACCACGAATTTTAATCGATACACTAGATGTAGTTGCAGTGCCAGATGAAAACACTTACGAAATAACAGTTAACATTTCTATACCTTCACTCAATATTAATAGTGTAAGCTTGAGAGGTGTATTAAATATTGACGGATATACCTTTGTATGAGTATTAAAAATTTCACAGAATATAATTTACCAACGGACGCTTATGTGTCTCTCGAAGCGGATACACTTAAGAGTTTAATTATAACACGATTAAAAGAAAACGAGGTATTTAGAGATCAAAACTTTGAAGGCTCAAATATAAATGCGTTCATTGATATTGTAGCATACATGTACCATGTATTACTCTTTTATCTAAACACAACTGCATCTGAAAGTAACTTCAATACCGTTTCATTATACGAGAATATCAACAAGCTCGTTTCTTTACTCAATTACAAACCAGTTGGTAATCAGACATCGCTTACTACAGTTACACTATCTGCTACATCAAATATAGCACCAACTGCTTATACATTAAAACGCTTTTCGTTTATAAATGCTAACGGTATAAAGTATTCAACTATAAGGGATATTTCGTTCGAAAAAACAACTACAACAACTGAGACGCTCGCAATTGATAACAACTTATTAATGCAAGGCTCTATATTTGAATCACCTACCTATGTAAGTACCGGTGAGAACTTTGAAGTCATTACACTAGTTAATACAGTCAGTGAGACTACAAGAGGGTTCGTAGCAGATAATAGTTTTTCAGTTTTTGTTAAGAGTTCGTTTGATGATAAATGGTACGAATGGTATGAAACTTCTTCTTTATTCCTCGAACAACCTGATGGGGAGAGATATGAAAAGCGTTTAAATGAGAATAATAATTACGAGTTTAAATTTGGTAACAATATTACCGGTAAAGCTTTAAAGGCAAACGAAACAGTTAAAATATTTTATATTCAATCTGATGGTGCACAAGGAGAAATTGGTCCTAAAGTTCTCGACAATTACCGTTTTAACTTGTATAATACAACTGCTTTTAACGAGATTTCGCAGTATATATACACTAATCAATCTAATTTCATAACTAGTAATCAATTACCGTATATATTACCTAGTAACTATAATAGCTCTTCTCCAATAGCTGATGCTGAGACGGTAGATCAAATTAAACAAAATGTACCTAGGCTATTTTCATCACAGGATAGACTAGTTACAAATAACGACTATCAATATTTTATTGAAAAAAATTACAATAATATTGTTAAGACAGTAAGTGTGTTATCGAATGATGATTATGCTTCGAAGTATTTAAAATACTTTTATAGTATTGGTTTGAATAAGCCAAATGAAGATTGTAGAGTTCTATTAAATCAGGTGATATATGCTCCATCGACCAGCTTTAATAATGTATTTATCTTTACCGTACCTAAGATTACACCTATATTAAACGAGCAAGTACCTAATTACTTAAACCTTGCTCAAAAGCAGCTTATAGTAAACGAATGCAACCTTAAAAAAGATATAACCCACTCTGTAGTTAATATGGATCCGGTATATAAAGCGTTTAGCTTCGGACTTCAAATTGCGGGTGAGCAAGAACAAGTATCATTAAAGGATAATACATATCTTGTTATTAAGCGTGATGTAAACCAAAAAATTAGTGCTACTGCACTTAAGAGCAGTATTAAGGATATATTCAAGAAATATTTTGATAATATAAAATTAGGTAGTATAGTTAATCTTACCAGTATTACTGATGATATACTAAATCTTGAAGGTGTTAAGAATATACTAACACGTCGTATAGATACGGGTTACGAAGTACAGAAAATAAACTGCGTTGTTTGGAATCCATTATATGAACAAGATGATGTTTTATTCACATCTCAAAACTATAAACTCGAAAACTTCATGTACGCATATTTTTACGAAATATCAAACCTTACAGATAAGATAATTATTGAAAATGAGTAATATTAATACAGTATATGATTACTTTGAGACATACAACTACTCCGGTACTTTAAATACTAGTAGTTACGCATTACCATTTGCAAAATTTACATTTAAGCCGAGATTAGATAGTGCTACAAGTGCGCTATATTCCGTAAAGCGTATTTTATGGGATTTTGGTGATGGTACTATAACTGAGGCTGTAACAGCGTCACACGCTTATAGTAAGCCTGGTAAATATAAGGTATCAAGCACACTCTACGACGGTAGTGGTAATAGCTATTTTAATACGTTCTATCAGGTAGTAGATGTCTACGACTTTGTACCTACAGATATTAGTATTGATGTATTAGATACACAGTCTTATATATTAACAGCTGGTAGAATTAATAACTCATTATTAATTACTAATAGTCTACCGTATTATATATTAAGCGGTATTAGCGATAATAAAACAATTATTGCTTACTGTTCAGGTAGTAATAGTGATTATTTTAGCACTGGATTAGTTCATACACCGTATGGCTACTTATATCCTTACACTTCATTCTATACTCTTGAAACAGGGTTAAACAATTTGACTGAATTTGTTGAGGTTTCTAGTTTTAAAACAATAACAGTACCATATTACTGCAAACTTAGTAGTAATGCAATAGTATATACAGACTCAACTGATGCAGATGCTTTCTTTTGCGGTGTGACTGGTTCAAAGACTGTTTATTTCAAGAGTGATAAGCCGATTAGCCGTGTTAATTTAATGTTTGGCTATGAGCAGGGTGTTATTCTAAAGAATACCAATACATCTACAGTGGGTGTATGTGCGCAAGTTATTAGCAATAATGATTATAATACACTATCAATTAATTCTAATGGAATAACAAGTGAAGGTGAGACATCTGATTTATTTCCTATTAGTAAAAATAAATTTTCTAATACAAAAGTTGGTTTTGTTGTTAAGGTAAAGGATTCTTTAAATTTTACCAATAAAACATTCCCTACAAATGATGTAGTTAGGTTTAGTCTAACGAATGGTCTAACCACATTTAACAACGTTCAATTTTATACTAACTATAATGAACTCTCTACATTAACATACGGTGCTATCAAGGGGTATTTTATTGCTGATTTACCATATACATCTAATGTGTATATATCCGCTGTTTTTGTAAACACGAATATTTCAGGTACGTCAAATACATTTAATGTATATCCAAAAGATTACTATACAATTGCCAAGAGAGGTGAAGATATAGATATGACACAGCAATATAAAGATATTGCATTTCAACCGCTATTCTTAGATAATCCTGTTTTATTTGATAACTTCCTTAATAGTATTGTTGGTGATTTATCATCACGTATTGGTGTTAGTTTAGGTAAAAGACCCTATGAAAAAATAGATAACTTTGTTGATAATAATGCTTCTGTAGATTTTAGCGGTGTACAGAGTCTTGTTAGCATAAACGACATGGTAGGTAATACAGATGTACGGTTTGATAGGTCTAATTACTTGTACCCAACTGAAATAGGTAGACTTATTGACCTATGCTCTATTAATTTTAGTCGTTTACGTGGCGCGTCAGATATATATGATCAGGACTATAACACGTATGGTTATCAAAGTCGTGAAACATATGGTAAAAACCTTGGCAAAGAAGTAACTATTAATTACACAATTACAGCCGGTGTTAATCTGGTCGCTTTTGAAAAGTATAGTGGTAAGTTTACATTTTTAAATACATACTTCCCGCTAATAAACTATTACCCAACTGTTACCTATACACAGCCTGATGGATTTGCCTACCTTCAACCTTCAGGTCTTGGTAATTATTCAAGCCCAAATATAATAACCTATCCACTATCAAGCTATAACGAAACATGGGGCTGGGGACTAGCATTACCATCAAACGTAACACCCGACACGATTGGTGCTTTCTACTTGTTTTACGAACACGCACCAACACTATCTGGCGTTATAACTAATGGTATTATTAACTACAGTGATGTTACCAATACAATAAGCCAAAACATCACATCATATACAGAATGGTCGCAACCTGATGGTATTATCGCTAATCTTCTATCAAATCAATTATATACTGGCTTGGATCTTTTCCAATAAATAAATATAATTAATGATTAGTGAAATTACGTTTGGTACTAGTATAGTAAAAAACTCTATTACGAATGATAGTGCTGTTACAACGGTTGATAATATCAAGCCGTTGTCGTTTTTAGAGTTTATACGTAATACTAATGTAGATTATACTCCTGAGGAATATAATAACTTTTATTTAAGTTATCTTAAGCAATGGGCAGATGTAACAAATAGTACACAACAGACTGCAAATGTAAGTTTTGTTGAGCTGTATGTTAACTTTTTAAAGGAGATAGTTATTACTTACTCAACGCAGAGTGAATTAAAATTCCTATCAACACTCGATTATACTGACCCTGTTGATTTAGATATAGCTATACCAATCTTTGTCGAAAAAATAAGACAGATTATTATCTTCTACAAAGAAAAACGTGATGAAACCAAATACGTTGTTGATAGAAGTAAAATTAAGGGTAATACAAATTCTATTGAAAAGGCTATTTTCGAGAAGATTTATACATATATATTTTCAACAGAAGAGCAACCACAATACTCTCAGTTAAATCTATCACTTGAGACAATTGTCGATAGTATGCAGATAGACGTTCAAGAATTCGTCGATGTTTATGGTAATTATTTCGACCTTCCAAGAGTAGACACATCAACCGGTACACTACGTGACGAACTATATTCTTCTAATATTAACGATGTTGATGTTAATTTATTCTTTACAATTATACGTCCAAACGATATCTTTAAGTCAAATATCTTTTTAACAGAAATACCACTTGCTGTTAATTATGCAACAACAGTAGATCTTATTTGCGATCCTATCAATCCTTTATTACTTGTTGACAATCAAATTAATAAATGCGGTATAACTGATACAGATAGAGAGAATTTAAAGAGAGAATTAATTAGTAAGTATATCGGTGTAGACTTCTACTTCGTTAGTACGCTTAATAATACACTCTGCGCAGGTAAATTTATAACAGCACAAAAACCATCTGCTAATATACCTAATTTACAGACAGCTGACACTGCTACAGTGCAGTCTAACGAGATAAAGTTGTTGAAAGATCTAGGAATATTCTTTAAGCCAGATACACAAGGATTATTTCAGTTAAACGCAAGTAATTATACATACAGTATTGATACAGCTAAATTATCTCCTAATAACGTCTATATATACCCAGATCCAAATGTATATGGTAATGTCTCTATAAATAGTCAGGTTACATACCCACTTATTTTCGTTTGTGACTATACAAAAGATGTTAAAAATATATCCTCAGGATTTGCGATTGGTGATCCTAAAATAAGCAATTACGAACAAACATTTACACCTTATTACGCTAAAGAACAAAGTGTAAACAAGAATATTGTAGATGAAGATAGTCTAAATTTAAATTTTAGTGATTTATACAATAAAGGCTACATCACTAAAGTACAGTATGATATTTTTGGTAATGAGTATGCTTTATTCAAGGATGAATTAGGTTATACGTTTAGATCAATTGAAGATCTAAGCTATCAGAGTTATATTTTAGATTTACAACTCGACGGACACGTTTTTAACGATATTTACGAAGGGTATAACTTTAATTACTCAACGACAGGTACCTTGGATGGTTCTATTCGTTCTGGTATATCTTCTTTAACAGTAGATAGACCTAGTTCACCTTTATTTACATTATCAGGTTCCCCTTATACTTTATTTTTTAGAGAATTTATACCGTATGCCGATTTAATACAGCCAAGTCGTAATATAGTAGGTAAATTTAGAGATGCTGGGGGCTTTGTATTTGATGATGGTTCGGTATTGCCTGATCCTATACCTGCAGATAGCTCAAGTTACCCATCAACACAGCCATACTATTATACTGAGTTGACAGATGGTGGTGTATCAACTTTTACCCCTATAACAAGAGGTTATATTACTGGTAGCGGTACAAGCAATTCCGATTTTACACTAGACGTAAAAACAAAATATAGTGATGTAAATGTACAAGACTATGATTGTGGTTACTTTACAGATAATATTACTTTAACAAATGATTATAACTATCAAGATAATTATCTTTATTTCGATAGTGTTGATACAAATAGTATAACGGTTGTTAGCTCTATTACAGGTACAAACGAGCTTAAGACACAAGCTTATAAACGCAAATTAAATGGTAAGCTATATGTTAAGAATCAACGATATTCTCTATCGCAACCTCTCTCAACAGCACTTAATAGTATATTCGGTAAGTACAAATCAACAGTTTCAGGAGAAATATATAATAAAGTAAAGGATTTCGATGTTATCTATGATACTATTGTATGTGAAACAGATAGTTATCTCGTTTTTGATAAAATTAAATACGAGGACGACAAATTTGTTACACCAAGCACAAAAAATACATACTTTGTACGTAATTCAGCTGCTGCAATTAATAAGTTTTCAAATAGATTCTTTAATGAGCAAGATAAAAAACTTACATTTTGTGAGATTGGAGAGTTAACAGAAAATTTTGTTAGTAATCTTGTTACACAGTCGGAAGTTGATTTATTTACTGAGGATCTTTTAAATATTGAAGCGGTATTGTTAAGTCTGTCTGGATCCAATTATAAAGTACTATTACCTACAATATATCAATACGATATAGTTCATAATACTACGGTTCAGGTCTTCCCTCGTGTAGATGATATACTAAATTATTCAATTAATATGTTCAGCTTTAGAGACGCGTTTACACCTGACTTTGATGTTAATATTATTAAGGTAGATAAGCCTGTTATTACATACAATTCATTTAATAACGTATACAAGCTAACATATACGTGTACTGATACAAATAATATGTTTTACTTATATGATATTGGATTTACCGTTAAAAAGAATGCAGTAACATTTGTTAGTAGTAAATTCTATAAACAGAACAAACTTGTTAATACAACATACTTTACTGATACGGTGGGTTATCCTACTACTAACTATATTACAACTAATGTTATTAATGGTAATGCAACAAAATCTAACGGGGTACTATCACTATGAATACTCAAAATATTTTTATTAATCTTTCAGCAATTTCCACATTTACTACTTTTAATGCGCCTGTTATTGTTAAAGGACATAACACAGTGAACTTTGTACTTACTGGTGTGAAAGAAGATGGTAATAGTGTATTATTCATGGATATTGATTGGGGTGATGGTACAGATTTAATAACTCTTAAAAAAGATCCTGTTTATGATTACCGCAATATGTCTATTATAGACGAGGTATTATATGGTAAGCAGGGTGGTTCAGTATGTACAACGCAATCTCACGTTTACTCTAACGAATCATCAACGTATGGACTTAATTTAACTGCTTCGCTTACATTCTATTATTCAAATAGTTGTATTGCTACAGTAAAACAGCCTCTTAAACTATATTGGGCTTCTTTCTATGATGAAATTAAAGAGTTAGTTGCTATTAATTCACAAGTATTACCTATATCTACAAATAATACATTTATTAATCTCGAGAGTATGCAAAACACTCAGATAATACCTAGTATTTTGTAAACACCTTAATTTAGTTGTTTAATTAAATATATTATATGAATCTAACAACATATAGCCTATCCGCTATACGTACACCATCAGCAACATATTTAGATAGCTTTTACGAGTATAAGCAGTCTCCTACCGTTTACGAACAAGGATTTACATTTAATGAAATTGATGCTCTAATTGGTACTAATGATTCTTCTATTAATAACTATACATCGCAGTACTTAACAGGTTATAAAAAACTTGAGGATTTTATTGTACCGTCTAAAAAAGATTCTATTCTTAGAAATATTACAACACCGTTAATATTAAACAATTTAACAGATACTTCTGTACCTAAAGTAATTACACTAAATAGTCAGTTAGATAACTCTACCTATTTAACTATTCTCACATCAGTTGACTTTAATAGTAATGGTAGCTTTTTTGAGCTAGACATATTTAGTGATAAATATCTCAGAATATTACATAATACAGGTACAGGATATTATATATTAAGCGCGCGCAGCGCGTCTGATGTAGAATTTGGTACTAGTGTTTCTACTTTAACAAGTAATTACGAACAAGAAGGTGATATTTTTAGATACTTATTAGATAGTTCTGGATACTTACAGCTTTACAAGTATTATACAGATGGGTTATATATTCTTACTCTATCAGGTACTAATTTAGTATTAACTAACGCCATAAACAATGTCGGTGATCGCTCTAACACACTATTTAAAGTGTATTATAACTTTGAAAGTATAGAGCCAAAGTTACGTACTAGCTGGATAAGTTATAACCCTAATAAAGTCAGTACACTCAGTATTAATAATGAAAAAAGTGATATAGATAAATCAAATCAGTACTTATTACATACAAATTATAATGAGATTGATGATACTTTTACTTTAAATCATCTAGCTTTAAATAATGATCGTTCTGAAAAGGGCTTTATTAAAAGAGGTACTAGTTTGGTTACAGGAAGTACTTACCTACCCGATACTATTTTTAGAGAGTATACTACATTACGTACAGGTAATGATCAAGAAAAAGGTGATGATCATATATCTCTAACATATGTTTGGTACGATAAAGATATACAAGTTAAGAATGGTACTGATACATACTTTACTACTCCATCCTCAATATACCCGTACGAGAAATTAAACATTAATGATTCAAAGTTTACTCAAAATGGTAGTATAGCTTCTACATCACCTATTCTTGCAGATAAAGTAAGGTGTTTAAGGACGACTACTAAGACATTTCAAAACGGTAGATATTTGTGTACATGGTTATCAGGTGGTTCAATAAATTCACCCGGACTTTGGGTTGATAGGTATTACTACCCAGACCGTATATCTAAAAACGATGCTTTAAGCTCGCTTCCCGTCTACACTCCTTCGTTTTACGATCCAATCGATAGTCTATCCTACCCTGCTCGTGCTACATCTAGTTACATCTTCGATAAGAAGAGTGATTTAACTATCGAACCTAATACAAAATATATATATTCAAGAATAGGTGAAAGTGATGTACAATCTACAATTAGTAGCCTATCACCTATAGTAAGTAATTTCACGCAATACTATAGTATAAACAATGTAGCTATACCATATGATAGTAATTCCTTAACATATGATGGTCAGAAGTATAGTAGATATGATATTAAAGATAGTGTTAATTGCACATCACAATTTACAATATCGTTTGATCTTTATGTTGATCCATCTAGTAATTATGGTTACTCTATAGCTAATTCTAGCCGTGAATTTACCATTTTAAACGATAAGAAAATAACACCGTTTATTGTACTATATCAAGGAAATGTTATATACATCTATAATACAGATTTTAGTCTAATTAAAACAGTTAGTTTTGATACCGATGTTAAAGAGGTTATATATACTGACCCAATTGATGATTTCTTTGTAGTATGCAACAACGGATTACTTTATAAAGTAAATTCACTCGGTAACAAGCTAAAGCTTGAGACCATACCTATTGTTGAATATAGAAATTATACTCAAGATGATACTTACCTTTACTTTTTGTTAAATTTAACAGGTAGAACTTTAAGAATTCATAAAAATACATTCAACTCATCATACGTAACAGCTGTACCTCTTAGCTTATACACAAATGATCTAACGCAAAGTATTATAAGAAGTATACTGATTTATAATGGCATACTGTACGGTACACCTGGTGAGAACTTAAAGTTAAAGAGTACCTCAGAAATATATTACCTTATAAATAACAAGCAGTTATGGCATTATAACTTTAATACTAATAATGCTAAGGTACTTTTTGATACTAAAACGGCAATTAATGATTTTGAGATAACTCCTAATAATCAGCTTATTATAGTCACTGATGATAACTATTATCAATACACTACGAATCGTAATTTTGTACTGTCTGGCTCTACATTACCTGGATACAGAAATATTCACATAGATACGATTAGAGAGTATACTACTTACGGTTTAGTTGAAAGTACTGCATTATTAATGCTATCTGGTACAGGTCCGCTAAGTGCAATTAATACAGGTAATTTATATTCTACAAGAATTGGATCAGCTTTTACAACATCACTCGGTATTAGCGGTCGTTATATACCCGATGTTGCGCAAGTAAGAAAGAAATATACCTTTACTAACTATAACAGACTAAAAACACTAAGTGATAATAGCTTATCGTTTAATCTTACACTAACTAACTACCTTTCTTCAGAAGATATAGTTGTAAGAAACATACCTGTTAACTTGTCTGAAGTTGACAGAGGTTATCATACATTTACCTATAGATTTGATGCTATTCAAGGTAATATAAGCTTGTTTATTGACGGTATACTCTATAATAACTTGACTGTTGATCCTGCTAAGTATAGTATACAACAAATACTCAAAGAAGATCTCTATATAGGTGCGGTTGGTATTGCAAATGGTGTGGATTTAGCAACATTTACAAATCAACCCGGTTATTACTACATTAACAGCATTCACCCAATTAAAAACCTGCATATTTACGATAAAGCTCTTAAGACTGATGAAATATTTGCATTAAGTCTAAGTGATAAGGTTGTTAATGACTTGGTCTTATCAATTCCTAGCGGTCAACGTAACAACTACGAGGAAATTGAACGTTATTTTAGGTATTCACCTATAACAAGTTCTAAGAGTATAAATATTTACGTTAAAAACACTAATATAACTAACGAGACACTTGTTGCTAACATTAAAAACAACATATTAGACCAGGTTACTTCTGTTTTACCAGTAGGTGTAAAAATTAACGATATAAAATTCATAGATTTTAATGATAGCGTACAATAAACATAAGCGTTTTTATGCTGAAACAGGGTTGTTTACCTTAACTGGTTCAAACTATCAAGGATACGTCGAGGTACTAAGCGGGGTACCCTACACTTCTTCTACTACTCTTTATAATACTAGATGTACAGGTATTCAAACACTATGCGGTGTTAAACTCGATAAAGTAACCACATATAAGACAGATCTATTATGCTCAGACTTCTTTTTTGATAGAATAATAACCGATGAAAGTATATTACCATACACTCTCGATGAAATATTAATTGCACCTAATGATTTCTTAAATTATAATTTACTTAAATTAAAGCTATCGAAGTTAAACACGAATACAACATATACTTATTCGAGATGTTTTATACCGACTAACAATTTACCTACAACTGGTAATTTAAAATACGCAGGCTGTTTAAGTTCAACTCAGACATCTATTGATATTTTAACAGGATTTCAAAGCGCTATTCACTTTAGTGGTACAACAAATTTTAAAGATTTAGGAGATATTAAAAATTTCATCGTAACAAATTATATTGAAGATGAAAACAAGTCTATAATCTTTGCTTACACAAATACTAAGTTTATATCAATGTCGTGTAGCGATACAGGATTCAATGTTATAGAAGTATCCCCATACTATCAAACACGTACTTCTGAGAACACACTCACATTCTCAAGTATTGGTGGTATGACTAAAGTCGGTACATATCTATTTGTTACAGATACTGGTAATGATACGGTTATTAAGTACGATATAGCAGGTTATATTAATGGTGATACTGTGTTAGCTAATAAACGCAACATTATTGAGATTATTGGTGGACGTGGCGGTGTTAAAGATAAACTATTATTTAACTCACCTAAGGAGATTACAGCCAATAATACCAATATTATTGTTCATGATTCTGCAAATTATGTGTTTAAGGTATATGATTTAGATTTTAATTACACCACAACAATTGGAAGTGTTAATCTACGAACTGAAAGATTTGCCGCTGTAGAGTATAATAAATTGCTAGATATACTCTACATTCTTACTTATACTAAAGATAATAAGGTCAAATTATATGTGTTAGATCACGATTGTTATGAAATATTAGAAACACATACACTAGATATAACATTACAGGTTGGCGAAGAGATTAGAAATATTGAATTTTCTTTAAACGATAGTAATTATTTTTATGTATGTACTTCATATAGCATATACAAGTTTTTAGTAAATAAACCTGACTTTGCTTTTGGTAGATACGGTAATGATCTGTTGTTTAATAATGTTGTAACAAATGTTTCACTCTCTACCAATGTACCGTCTGTAGATAACAATAATATATGGAATTATGTAAACGTACCGTGGGATCAAGCTGATTTTTATTGGAATACAAGTACTGATAATACATTTATTATTCAAGCCTCAGGCTCAGATATTAATGTATCTACAATGTATAATGATAATTTTAAAGGTTATAGAATTACATCACAAAGCACTAATTCCGATAAAGGTTTTATAATATCATTAGGTAGAATCTATTACTTTAATGAAAGTAATAACCTGGATAGTGTACTCAAATTAGATAACTTTACTAACTTTGGTAATACATTTACGTTAAAAGGTAATGAGTATATTCAAGGAAGTACACTAAATAAAGAGTTCTATAAAATTATACGTGATATTTTAGAGTTAAAAAACAACTTAAAGGGTAGATTTACAGGTTTTTACGATAGTATGAATATCTTTAGGTATAGTACTTACAATTATAACATAGATTTATCAGAAATATTCAATACAACAACAAATGAATATTTTATTCATGATAATGAAAAGAATATATTAGGGGTATTTAACAGGGTAATCACTCAAATGTACGATTTACAGTTAGGTATGATTAGCTTAACACAGCCAGATCGTGGTGATGGTATTGCACCTGTCTTTAATGGTGGTAGTGATGAGCCAAGTAACGTGTTGATAATAGAATAGCCTGCATAAATATATAATAAATGGCAAGTACAACTTTAACTAATACCAAGATTAAAGAAACGTATGTAGGTGTACTACATTCTAATGGAGCAGTATTACCGTCAACTGGTCAACAGGATATTTACGATGGTGGTGGTAATAAATCATCTATAAAAATTGGTAGAGCTTGTAACGGTGTCACCATATGCGGTCCTCTTAGTTGCTCTTCTATTAGCATAGGCAATATTAAAACTTTAATAGATGTATTGTACCCTATCAATTCAATATTCTTATCTACTGATAATACAAATCCTGGTGCGCGGTTTATTGGTACTACATGGTCACAATCATCATCAGGTAGATTCTTAGCTGGTGTAGGTACTGGTAATGACGGTACTACTAATTACGCGGTTGTTGCAGGAAATTTTAACGGTGAGTATAATCATACACTAACAATACCTGAGATACCTTCACACTCACACGTAACTAATATAATTTATAGTAATGAATCTGGTACATCAGGCGATCCTTGGGGATCTGGTAATGTGAGTAGAGCAGAAGGTACTTATACCTTTACACCAACCTATACAGGTGGTGGTCAATCACACAATAACATACCACCCGGTTTCGGTATATACGTCTGGAAGAGAACAGCTTAAATAAACATATATGCCTGATATTACAATTATAAAACTTAAAGTCCGCCGTGGAACGGATGCTCAACGCAAAACTGTTGTACTTGAACAGGGTGAAGTTGGTTATACTACAGATACAAAACGTGTTTTTGTTGGTAATGGTATGACTACAGGCGGTGATATCATAGGTAATATTGTACACAGTCCGCTAACTACAACAGGTGCTAGGACTGGATTGACGAATGCTGTTAAAGGTGATTTAGTATATGAGAATAATTTACTATATCAGTTATCTGGTACTGATTACAGTCAAGCATCTAATTGGGGATTTATTGGATCACGAGCTGACGAATCTACATTAACATATACAGGTAGTAACTTATCTATTAAAAATAACGGTATAACTGGTACTAAGTTTGCATCTTCTGCTGCTTCAGGTGGGTTGGTTGCGACTACGAATAACGGAATATCAGCAAATGTTGATAATGTTACATTACTCGTCACATCAACTAATCAATTATCAGTAGGATCTATTGATCAAAGGAATATTTCATCATCTGCACTTGGTAATGGATTACAAGGTGGTAGTGGTACAGTTATATCTGTTAAGGCAGACCTGAATTATCTAGGTTTTAATAGTACGACACTTACATTATGCGCATTACCGCCTAGTACTGTAACACTCGCAACATTAAACCCATCATTAACCGGTGCTGG